CGTTGATTTCGAGTTCGCCCTCGATAGACAGCGACCGGAGCATCGCTTTGAGATCCTCGATTGCCTGCACGATACGGTCGCCTTCTGCATCGCCAGACGTTGCTCCCCTTTGCTGTGGAGACGTGGCAATCATCGCGGGCGACTCCGTTGACGTGGCCGTTCCGTCTCCCGTCCCGCCGAGGCCTTCGACTGCGTCCCGTTGGTCGGCAGCTGAGAGACTGCTAGTGTCTTCGCTACCCCCGGTGCCGCCACTATCACTTCTCCCGCTTCCTCTGCTGGCCCTTCCGGCGTTGGTCCCGTACCCAGCACGTTGTTGGAGTACCTCGAACTCCTCGTCCGAGACTCCAAGGTCATCGGGGCTGATACTGCCCTGCTGTTCGAGGATAGCCGTAAACAGTTCTTCCGTGATCTCGGTCGGGGTGTCCTCCATTTCCTCGGGGTCCGATACGTAGTCCCCGACACCGCTTTCCATGGCCTCGCGCATCTCCGGCGTCAGGCCATCGCTCATGATGTCGATGCCCTCGGCCATGCCGTCGCTCATCCCCTCGCTATAACTCTCGCCAGCTGCGACACCCTCGTCTCGGACAGCGTCTCGGCCGGGCGTCGTGTCGTCCGCCGTCGGCCCGGCGTTGCGGACGCCCTCGCTCGCCCCCTCACCCATCGCCTCGCCGGCAGGGACGAAGTCCGAGCCACTGGGGAGCGACCCTGTGATATCGCCGAGGCTGGGGACGTCACCCATCTCGATATCGACGCCGGGGATCTCGTTGACCTTCTCGATCAGCCACTCAATGACGTCGCCGATGACGCCGGCAGCGTCTTCGGTCACGCCTTGGATTCCCATGAAGTCGGTCGCCCAAGCGGCTGCTAGCGCGCCGACTGCGGCGATGACTGCCCATACCGGCGCGGTGACACCCAGCAACGTCACTTGGGTCGTGATCAGTGCCGGGATAGTTTGCCCTGTCAACACCCACGTGAACGTGTTTGCCCACCCAGCTGCAGTTCCTAATGCGCCTGAGAGCATCCCGAATCCAGCGCCGACTGCCGGTGCGGCCGCGCCGAGGGTCCCGAGCGCTAAAAGGACAGGACCGGCAGCCGCTAGGACACCGCCAAGAGCAAGTATCGTTTTTTGCTGTGTGTTATTTAGACCCCGGAACCGCTCGGCTGCACCTTTGACGTACTCTGTGGCGGTGCTGAGCATCGGGACGAGATGCGATCCCAGCATGATCCCCACCTCGTTCAGGTTCGATTTGGCGATATCCATCTCAGCATTCAGAGTATCTCGCTGAGTTTCAGCCATGTCCTCGGTCGCCCCTTCGGCGTCTTCGATCCGGTCTGTGTTTTCTTCGAGAGCGTCACTCCCTTGCTGGAGTAGCGCCGCCATTGCTGGCCCTGCCTCGGACCCGAACACGGCCGCCATGTCCGCAGAGTCGGCGCCTGCCTCCTCGAAGTCAGCCATGATTTCGGTGATCGACCGCATATTGCCCTCCGAGTCGCGGACCGAGACGCCGAGTTCATTCAGCTTCTCTGCGGCCCGTCCGGTTGGATTCGACAACACAGTCAGTGCGCGGTTCAGAGCGGTGCCTGCTCGCTGTCCCTGAATGCCAGCGTCGCCCATGGCACCCAGCGCCGCCGACACTTCCTCAATTTCGACGCCCAGCCCCGACGCGGTCGGGGCAACACGACTCATGGCCTGAGACATTTGGTCGAGCGTCTGATTGTGGTTTTGCGTCGTCGCTGCCAACGTGTCGGTGATTTCGGACAGTTCGGACGCCTCCCGGCCGTATGCCGACATCACGTTGGTGGCGATGTCTGTGGCCTCCGCCATATTGAGTGCGTCACCGGCTGCTTCGGAGAACTCTGCAACCGTCGGCATGGCTTCCATCGACGCCGCAGCGTCGAGTCCTGCGGACGCGAGATAGTAGTACGCATCGGCGGCTTCGGTCGCGCTGACGGTCGTAGTGTTCGCAACCGACCGGGCTCGTTCCTCCAGATTCTCTTGCATCGCCTCGTCGACGTCAGCCATCACAGACATGCTTCGTTGCATGCTTTCATCGAAATTGGCTGCCGAGCGTGCCGCCATGCCGCCCATCGCTGCCAACGGTCCGGTAATCCCAGCGGTGAGTTTCGCCCCCGACGCAGCCATCGACTGGCCGGCGCTTTGCATCCGGCTGTCAAGCGAGTCGATCTCCTGTTCAGCGTCGTCGACGCCTTCTTTCACACCTTCAGTTGAGATGCGTATTGCTCCGGTCAGGGTGCTGAATGCACACATTACGATACCTCCGTGGTTGTACTAATGACTCTCATTGGTCTGTTATTAGCTAAAACGGCTCGGTAGTTGTCGGCCGTTACAGGAGTGTCAGGTGAAAGCCCGCCCCTTTAGGGGTGGGATGAATCCTCAGTGTAGTCAGCCAGTGTATCCTGAATCTGGTTGAGGTACTCCTCTTCCGTGATTTCGTCATCCATGAATGCTTGCGCCCAGTCGGATTTGGCC